TTATTGCAGGAATTATATTTGATAAAAAAATAACGATTAGCATAATGAATTCATGGGTAGGAATTGTTCTGGGATTGGTTGCTACAGTGATTGGTATTATTTCTATGTTTTTGAGCTTTTACAATTTGGATCAAAGTATAAAAACTCAGAATGAAACAGTTCGAATGATTAACGAATTAAAAGAAGATATTATGAATAAGATAGATAGATCATTTAAAGAAACACAAGATTTTGTTAAAAATCAAAAACAAAATTCAAAAGATTCCACAACATCCATAGTAGGAAATAGTTTTGAAAAATCTGATATAAATCTAGAAAGAAACGAGGTTAATAGAGATGACAAAATTTAAAAATAAAATATCTGCTAGCACGTTTATATGTAATGATTTTGATAATCAAAGTGGGCAAATGACTATAGATGATATAATATATGTAGATGATGATTTATCTGCAAGCTTTACACTCTTTACAGTGGTAAATGTTTACGCTGATCTTGCAGAAGGAAAATGGCCTGTAAATAATGTAAATATCTATGGCTTTTTGAGAGAAAATAAGGTCAAGGATTTTAATGTTGCATATTTAGGGAAATTTACAGTTTCTCCTGAGGAAAAAGAAACAGCGGAAAATTTTCTTTCCTATAAACATAGACATACGTATACTTTTGATAATTTTTATTTTCCAAATACTGGGGACTACGTGGCAGAAATATTTGTAGAAAAGCCGAATACTAACCTAGATGAAATAACATATGAGTCAGTATATAAGAATTGTGATGTATTAGATATAATTAATTTTGATGTACAGATAAAAGCAAAAAAAATATAGATAAGAGAGCAACTTCGGTTGCTTTTTCTTTTACCTAAAACAAGGCAGGATAGTGAAAAGATATCACGCAAGCCTCTTAAGCTTGTATTCTAGGTTTGAATCCTAGTCCTGCAACCAACAGTTTACAAAGGAGGTGTGTCGTTATGACTGAAAAACAAAAACTTTTTTGTGATGAATATCTGATTGATCTAAATGGCACACGTGCCTATAGAACAGTATATAAAACGATTAAGAATGATAATGTTGCTGGTGTTCGGGCAAACAAACTTCTTAAACAAAAAGATATTGCTGAATACATCAACAAGCGACTGGAAGAAATCCATAATGAAAATACTGCAAATATTCAAGAAGTCATGGAATATCTTACATCTGTCATGAGAGGCAAAAGCGAAGCAAATGTTCTTGCTCTAGCTGGTGATGGTTATCAAGAAGTCATTGCTAAACCGCCTGATGAAAAGGAACGGTTAAAAGCTGCTGAATTACTTGGTAAGCGTTTTGGTATGTTTAAGGACAATATTGATATTACTTCAAACGGTCAAACAGTAATTGTAGATGATATAGATGAAAGTTAGTTTAAAGTCTATTATTGGTCCTGCATTCTATGATGTACATAAACATATTAAAAACAATGATTATACGCATTACTGGTTAAAAGGTGGCCGAGGTTCTCTTAAATCTTCATGCATTGGTACTGAAATTCCTTTAGGCATCATGAGAGATGCACAAAAGGGATTAATGAGTAATGCTGTTGTGATTAGACGTGTAAAAGATACATTGAGAGGTTCAGTTTATGAGCAAATCAAGTGGGCCATTTACATGTTGAAAGCCGAAGATGATTGGGATATTCCTGATTCTAAACTTCAAATGACGTACAAGCCTACTGGACAGGTTATTATTTTTAAAGGTGCCGATAATCCAAAAAAATTAAAATCAACAAAAGTGTTTGTAGGATATATCAAGTATGTGTGGTATGAAGAATGTGATGAATTTGAAAGTTACGATAAGATAACAAACATTAATCAATCTCTTTTGCGTGGTGGTCCTGAATATTGTGTATTTTATTCATTCAACCCGCCTGAAAGTCAAAGAAATTGGTGTAATAAACAAGTTCTTATCAAACGTCCTGATACATTAGTTTCACACACAACTTATCTTCAAGCTCCAAAAGAATGGCTTGGAGAACAGTTTCTAATTGAAGCTGAGCACATGAAAAAAATTAATCCTGAAAAGTATAATCACGATTACTTGGGTGAAGTTACTGGTACAGGTGGAGAAGTATTTACTAATCTTTTGATTAGAGAAATAACAAATGAAGAAATACAAACCTTTGATAGATTGAAAAATGGTTTGGACTTTGGATATGCAGGAGATCCATTAGCTTATTTAAAAATGCATTATGACAAGACGCGAAGACGTCTTTTTATTTTTGGAGAAGTATATGGTACTCGTCTTTCTAATGCTAAAGCGGTTAAGAAAATCAAGAGGTTAAATCCATTAAATAAATTAGTAACATGTGATAGCGCGGAGCCTCGTACTATCAATGAATTTAAGTTACTAGGATTAAAAGTAACTGGAGCAAAGAAAGGACCGGACAGTGTAGAAAATGGGATTAAATGGTTACAGGATTTAGAACAAATTATTATAGATCCAATTCGTTGTCCAAATGCTTCAAGGGAGTTTAATGATTATGAAATTGAAAAAGATAAAGAAGGAAATCTTAAAGGTGAGTTTCCTGATAAAAATAACCATACAATTGATGCTGCACGATATGGTTGTGAAGCCGACATTATCCAAAGTAAAGCTAGAGCAGGCAAGAACCGTGCTAGATATGAAAATTAGGAGGTACCCGTATGTACATGTTCACAATAGATAGTACAACTTATGATGAAACTCAGTTGAATATGATTCAAATAGAACAGCTGATTACTAAACACCGTACATTGGTTGGAAGAATAAAAAAGAATCAAAGATATTATGAAGGAAATCATGATATAAGACATAGAAGAAAAAAACTAAAGACATCAGCAAACAACCGTATTGTGTGTAATCATGCTAAAGATATCAGCGATACGGCAACAGGTTATTTCATGAACAGTCCTATTTCATATGCGACTTTTGATGATGAAGGACAAGAAAACATAGATAAATTAACGGAAGCTTTTGATAGAGCAGATGTTGATGATGTTGATAGTGATAATGCTCATGATATGAGTGTTTGTGGTGTTGCTTATGAGTATGTTTACATCAAACAAGATACTACTGAAATTGCCTTAAGAAATATAGAAGCTGACCACACATTTCTTGTATATGATGATACGATTGAGCAAAATCTTTTGTTTGGTGTTTACTACTATCGTTATAAAGATGCAATAACAAGTAAGTATTGTTATCGTGCTACTGTTTGTACTAAAAATTATGTCAACACAATGATCCTTGAATGCAGTGGACAAAAACATCAAATGGTCAATGAACCAGTACCTCATTATTTTGGAAATGTTCCAATTATAGAATATCGTAATAATAAATTATGCATTGGTGATTTTGAACAACAAATATCATTGATTGATGCTTATAACAAGTTAATGAGTGACCGTGTCAATGATAAAGAGCAATTCGTTGAAGCGTTACTTGTTATTTATGGATCATTGATGGGTGATGATTCCGAAGAAGTAAGCGAAGTTATGAAGATTTTAAAAGAAAATGGATTGTTGGAGCTTCCTGCAGATGCGAGAGCTGAATATATTTCTAGAACTTTTGATGAAAACGGTATGGAAGTATTAAGAAAAGCAATCAAAGAAGATATCTATACATTTTCTCATGTTCCTAATCTTACTGATGAAAATTTTGTTGGTAACAGTTCAGGAGTGGCCATGGAATATAAATTGCTTGGCTTACAAATGATTACAGGAGAAAAGGAAAAGTATTACAAGAAAGGTTTAAAAAAAAGAATTGAACTATTTTGTAATTACTTGAATCTTAAAGCCATTGCTATTAATCCTAACAATGTAAAAATTACATTTACTCGTAAGCTTCCTAAAAATTTAAATGAACTTGCTCAAATGATAGCTGATTTAAGTGGTAAAGTTTCAACTGAAACATTGATTGAACAACTTCCTTTTGTTGAAGATGCAACTAGTGAAATTGAAAAAGTAAAGCAAGAGAATGAAGAAAACATTAAACTTCAACAAGAAATGTTTAAATCTCAAAATGATACACCATTCAATCAAGATGGGGAAAACAATGATGAAACAAAAGATGATGCTTCCAATAGTAAAGATTCTAAACAAAATCCTAGCAAAGCTAATTAAATGGTTGAGTTGATATGAAAAATGAAGAATATTGGAAGAAGCGACAAGAAGAAAAGCTTACTGAAATATTAGATGATGCTCAAGTAACCAGTGAATATATTTCTAGCATTTACAACAAAGCATGTGTTTATACTCAAAAACAAATAGAAGGAATATTTGAAAAATACAAAAAAGATTATGGATTATCAGAAGTAGAAGCAAAAAGATTACTTTCAACAATGGTAAATGATCATGATTATAATGAATTAAAAAGGTTGTTGAAAAATAACGTCTCTAATCAGCAAAGAGAGGAATTATTAAAAAGACTTGATGCTCCAGCTTATCAATATAGAATAAAACGACTTGAAAATATGCAAAGTCAGTTAGATAATCTGATGAAAGAAGTCTATGATATCGAAAAAGACAAGAGCACTGATTGTTATATCAACAGTGCTTTTAATGCTTATTACAAAGATATTTATAATCTTCAACAAGGTATGAATGTTGCCTACCAATTTGATAAATTAGATGCAAGTTTGATTGATAAGACACTAAAGTCTAAGTGGAGCGGTAAAAACTATTCTGATAGAATTTGGAACAATACAAGCACATTAGCTGATTCATTGAAAGATGAAATGATGCTAGGTGTATTAACAAATAAAACCGAAAAGGAAATGGCTGATACTATCATGAATAAGTTTGCTGTTGGTGCTTATCAAGCAAGGCGATTAGTTCAAACCGAAAGTGCTGCAATGTCAGCATTTGCTGATCAACAAGCTTTTAAGGATGCTGGTATCGACAAACAAATGTTTATTGCAGTACATGACAGTAGAACATCAAAAGTTTGTCAGCAACATGATAGAAGCATTGTTGAAACATCAAAAGCACAAGTTGGTGTTAATGTTCCACCACTTCATCCTAATTGCCGTTCTCATATGATTCCATATATTGAGGGTGTTACTGATGCCATGAAGAAAAGACAACGTAATCTTATTACTGGTAGAGATGAAGTTGTTGACGTTAAAGAGAACTATGATCAGTGGTTAAAAAGGCAACAAGAAACACATGGTGTAGATACTGTTGATACTTTCATCAAGAAAACAAAGAATTTATCGAATGATAGAAAACAGTATAAAAAATATTTGGATGTTTTAGGTAAAGAAAATATGCTTTCATCACTATCTAAATTTCAAGATTTGAAATACAAAAATGTAGAACAATGGAATGATCTAAAATATAATTATAGAACGGTTAATCGTTACAAAGTCGATTATGGGACTGTTGATGCCAAAACTATTTTAGAGCTTGATAAAGAGGCATTCGTTGCAAAAGATAAATACATGACAACGAGAGCTAGCAAAGGAAATGTTGCATCAATGAAAATTGGAGATGATTTTTTTATTGCATCTAGTAGAATATCAAGTACAAATGATGATGTTTTCAATAATTATAAAGGTGATAAAAGTAAATTAATAACATCACCAGTAATTAAAAGATTACATCCGCATACTAAGCTTGTTCCGTATAAAGGTCATGAAAATGATTATACAAGAGAGTATGATACGGAATACAAGTTTTTTGAATATATTTATGATCAGGTATTGAAAGGTGAATTAAAAGAACAAGAAATCTATATTCTATCTCAAAAAGATATGTGTTTTAGTTGTAATTCAGTGTATAATGAACTTATAGGAAAACAAGAAGTTATAGATGCAAATATTAATATAAGCATTGTATCAGGAAAAGATAATAACTCTTGGGTATATAGAAATTATACAAAAGAATCGTTAAATAACATGAAAAACAAAATCATTAAGAAAGAAAAGGGTGATAAAAATGTCAAATGAATATGCTAGTCTTAAACATGATTTGAAATTGACGTATCTTAATAGCAATGATCAATCAGTTGGTATGTTCCATTTAAATGATTTAGGTCCTTCTTTTGATGGTGACCCTTTGTTTGCATTACAAGTTTCTTTGGCATTAGCAACTATTGAAGCTGAATTGTACCCAACGCTAAATGATGGTGTAAATTACATGTTTTATCAAACATATGAGAATGTTGACCAAATTATTGTTGGTGAGCATGTCGAAACTCAGGAAGAATTAGAGGAAATGAAGCGAGATAGGGATTTCGTTTTAAATTCAGGAAAATTAAATTATGAAGATGCATTTAGAGATGAAGCCGACAAATAGTCGGTTTTTCTTTTACCCAAATTTAAAGAAAGGAGGCATTTTATGGCTGAAGGATTAAGACCACATCACCACCAAGAATTTGAGTATCGTACTGAACAATACTTTGATAAAAAGAGAAGTTGTTTGGTTAAGAAAATTCAATATATGTGTATGATTTGTGGCCATGTTAGATATGAAAAATACGACTGTTATGTACCACCACCAAAATCTAAAACCAACTCATTAGAAAGGAACAAGAAGAAATATGGCAAAACTTAAAGTTATTCGCAATATGATTGATAAAAATACAGGTGTCGTTAGGTATGCTGGTGATGTATTTGAAGTCAATGATGCTAATCGCATAAAAGAGTTGTTGGATGCGAAAGTTGTAGAAGAAATAAAAGAAAATAAACCTAATAAATAGACAGTTTGAAATTGTCTTTTTTTATTGTCCAAAAACTTACGACATTAAAAGATGGGATAGTCTTACGGACTTTAACTGGAGGTATTTATGAAAAAGAAATTTATGTTTCCTTTAGATATTCAATTATTTGCTGATGATAATTCTGGAGATGGTTCAGGAAATGATGGTGATCAAGGAACTGGCCAAGATAATCAAGATAGTGGAGAAGGTGGCCAAGAAACAAAAACTTTTACCCAAGAAGAATTAGATAAAATCGTTCAAGGAAGAATTGCTAAAGAACGTAAAGCTTGGGAAAAGCATTTAGAAGATGAAAAAACTGAAGCTCAAAAATTAGAAACAATGAGCGAAAAAGAAAAGAAAAAGTATCAGGAAGAAAAAAGAATTAAAGAATTAGATGATAGAGAAGCTGCAATTACTCGTAGAGAATTGACTGCTCAAGCTAAAGTTCAATTAGCTGATAAAGGAATTCCAACTGAACTAGCTGAAATTCTTAATTTAACTGATGCTGAATCTTGTAAAAAGAGCATTGAAATTGTAGAGAAAGCATTTCAAACTGCAGTAGAAAAAGCAGTTGAAGAAAAAATCAAAGGCAATGCTCCAATGAAGAAAGTTCCAGGAAATACAACAATCTCTTTAGAATCAATTAAAAATATGTCAGCTAAAGAGATCAATGAAAACTGGGATGAAGTTCAAAAAATTATGTCAAATCAAAAATAGGAGGATATTTAAAATATGTCGGTAGCAAATTTTATTCCAACAATTTGGAGTGCACGTCTTTTAAGACATTTAGATAAAAGACATGTATATTTAAACTTATTAAATAGAGATTATGAAGGGGAAATTAAGAACTTTGGTGATACTGTCAAAGTAAACCAAATTGGTAACGTAACAATTAAAGATTATACAAAAGGTGAAGATATTGAAGCTCCTGAAGATTTATCTGGAGAACAACAAGAATTAAAGATTGATCAAGCTAAATATTTCAATTTTGCTGTTGAAGATGTTGATAATGCTCAAACAAATCCCAAATTAATGGATAAAGCAATGGAAAGAGCAGCTTATGGTATGAATGATGTCGTTGATGCTTTTGCAGCTAACTTATTAGCTATCAACGTTCATGCTGATAATACTATTGGTAGTGATACAACTCCAAAAGTGCCAACAAAAGATACTGCTTATGATTTTCTTGTTGATTTAGGAGTTAAATTAACTGAAGCAAATGTACCTACAGTAGGACGTTGGGTAGTTGTTCCAGCTTGGTATCATGGCTTATTATTAAAAGATGAACGTTTTGTAGGAAATGGAACTGATTATAATAAGGCAATTTTAGAAGGTGGGGAAGTTGGTAAAGCTGCAGGTTTTACTGTTTATGTTTCTAACAATGTTCCAAACACAGCTAAAACAAAATACAAAATTATTGGTGGAACAGATGAAGCTGGTTCTTATGCTGAACAAATTTTATCAACTGAAGCATATAGACCTGAAAAAAGATTTAGTGATGCTGTAAAAGGATTACATGTATATGGTGCTAAAGTTTTCCAATCAAAATGTATTGCGGTTTTAACAGCAAATCCAGCAACTGAATAGGAGGTGCAGTAAATGGCTTATATTTACAATATTAAAACAACTGTTTCTACAGAGTGTTTAAATAAAGATGTTATAAAAATTTGTCGAAGTGATCCATTGAATTATATCGTTAGCGATTCTTTGGATGATTTAAATAAGCAAATCAAACAATTAGAAGGCATTGATGAAAGCATAAAACCTAATAAACCTGTTTCCAAAATGAAATTAGATGAATTAAAGGCATATGCTGAAGAATTAGGAATTGAAAATATTGACTCACTTACAAAAGAAGAATTGATTGCTGTTATTAAGCAAAATGGATAATCTTTTAGAAGAATTTAAGAATTTAACAGGAGAAACTGATGATACATTGGTTTCTTCTTTTATATTAAATTCAAAGCGCACAGTTTTATCTAAAACTAATAGAAGTGAGTTGATAGATGATCTATATCCATTTGTATTAAAACTTGCTATTGCCCGTTATAACAAACAAGGTAATGAAGGATTAGCTTCTTATAATGAGGGTGGAGAAAGTGAATCTTATTTAACTGAAGATGCTATTTTATCAGGTATTACCAATTATCGCTTATCACCTTATGCAAGGAGATTACAAGATGAAAAAAAGAAGTCTCAAGACGTTTCAACTGAATAAATATAATCCTTCAAAAGATGATGAAGGCAATATCGTGGAAAGCTATAGTGATGAATCATATGAAGATAAAGCTTTGATATGGCCAGTCAGTTCTAAACTGCAAGTTGAACTTTATGGAATGCGTGTAAATGATATGTTGAATATGCATTATTATGGCTCTCTAGAGATTAAAGAACACGATATGATAAATTATGAGGGAGTTGCTTATAAAGTTGTCAGCATCCAAAAATTTAAGCGTTTTAAAGCTATAGGAATTGAGAAAATATGACAAATAAAGATTTTAATAACCTCATAAAAAAATTATCTGAACTAGATTCAGGTGCAGGACAAGAAGTAACTATGAGAGCAGTTAAACAAGCAGGGGGAATTGTCCAAAGTCAAGCAAAGCTTTTGATTTCAAGTGATACGGGTGCTTTAGCTCGTTCAGTTAGAGTTAAAAACGAAGTAAAAGAAGATATGGTTTCTTCTACTGTATACACTAATTCAAAGTATGCACCTTATTATGAATTTGGTACTGGCCCTAATGGAGAAGCTAATCATCAAGGAATATCACCTAAAGTAAGTCCTAAATATAAGCAAACAGGTTGGATGATACCTGCAGATGCAATGCCAGTTGATAAAGCTGAAGGATATGGTTTTAAAATCATCTATAAAAACGGAGATGTCATTGGTTATGGTACAAGAGGACAAATGGCTAGACCTTTTATGTATCCTGCACTTCATGATCAAGAACAAGCAATAGCAAAAAATACTGAAAGATTATTTAGAAAAAAGCTAAAGGAGATATGTAATAAATGATTAATGTTAAAGACATTGTTTATAAAGGACTTTCTCAAAAAAATAAGAATGTAAGTGATGCTTATCCTCAAAACTGGGCCGACTTGCCTGCGGTTCAGTATGTCGAGGAAGAAAATAAAGTAGCTGACTTTACTGATGATAAAGAACAATCCTCGTTCATTCGATATAGAATTGATATTTGGGATAATAAAAGCACATCACAAACTGCGTGTGATGTAGATGAAGTAATGGCAGGTTTAGGTTTTTTAAGAACGTCATGTTCGGATGTTCCTGATCCTAGCGGTTTAAAACATAAACAAATGAGATATGAAGCAATTATAGACTGTGATAAACAGTTTATTTATCATACAAGTTAAAAAGTCAAGGAGGAAAATGTATGTTAGCGAATGGTGCTAAATTAGAATTTAAAAGCAAAACAGTAACTACTTATACAAAATTAAAAGGATTAAAAGAAATTCCTGAAATCGGTGTAGATCCTGAAAAAGTTGAAAATACAGATTTAGATGATACTCAAAAAATGTATGAAATGGGTATTGGAGATCCAGGGGATATTACTTATAAATTCAAATATGATAACACAGCAAAAGACAGCCCTTATCGTGTATTAAGAGCATATGAAGCATCAGGAGAAAATCTATCTTTTAAAGAAACATTAAAAGATGGAACAACTACTGAGTTCACAGGTCAAGTTTCAGTTAAACGTACTGGTGGTGGAGTTAATGGAGTTATTGAATTTGATTTAAATATTGCATTGTCATCAGCATTTGAAATTACAGATCCTGAAATTGCATAGAAAGGAGAAATTAAATGGGAGCATTAAGTGGTGAATTAGAAGAAGTTGAAGTTACAGTTGAAGAAACCCCTAAAAGAAAGCCTTATGCTATTTGGAAAGTAGATGGAAAAGAATACAAATTAAAATTAAGTACTTCTGAAATTGTTAATTTAGAATCAAAATTAAGAGTTAATCTTTTAACAGTTGTTTCTAATGCTGAAGAAGGTGCATTGCCACCATTAAAAGTAATGTTACTTATTACTCATGGTGCATTGAAAAAGTTTCAACACGGCATCAAAGAAGATGATGTAATTACAATGTTTGATAAATACTGTGAGGAAGGTGGAACACAAATGTCATTCATGACAGATGTATTTTTACCAATTTATCAAGTAAGTGGTTTTTTCTCACGAGCTCAAGCGGAAACGATGGACAAGAAACTAGTGGAAGCGAAGGAGCTAATGTAGAATATGAATTTTTAACCGATTTAATAAATGAACTTTATCCAATTGCTTTAGATTGTGATATTAGTTCATTTTTATTTTGGGAGTCTTCGGTACTAGAAATAGGAGATTATATTGAATCCTACCGAAGAAAAGAAAGAATGAAACAAAAGCAAATAGCAATCCATAATCACAATCTTGCTGATCAGTTATTAAGAGGAATTAGTATTATATTCAGTGAAGAAAAAGCAAGTGAAAGTGACATCAAACAAATATGGGATTACTATCCTGATTTATTTGAAGATGAAAAGAAAGAATACTATATCCAAAAAGAACAAGATGAATTTGAAAGCTTTAAAGCAAGAAGATTAAGGTTTGCTAACAGTTACAATAAGAAATTTAAAGGAGATGATTAAAAAGACATTAGAAGAATTAAAAGTTATCATCTCAGCTGAAACAAGTAAGTTCAGTAGCGCATTGAAAAATGCAACAAATGAAGCTAAAACATCAGCAAGTAGTATTGAAAGTTCTACTGGAAGAATTAGTAGAGCCGTAAGTGGTATTAAATCCATGGTTGCTAAAGTAGCTGCAGGATTTGGCTTATACAAATTAGGGAAAGAAGCTATAGAGGTTGCTTCAAATATTACAGAAGTACAAAACGTAGTTGATACAGCCTTTGGCGATATGGCATGGAAAGCCGAGCGATTTGCTAAAAATTCAATTCAACAGTTTGGTATGAGTGAACTCTCAGCTAAAAAGACAGCATCAACTTATATGGCCATGGCTTCAGGTATGGGATTAGGTCAAGAAAAAGCAAATGATATGGCAATAACATTAGCTGGTCTATCAGGTGATGTTGCTTCCTTTTATAACATTTCTCAAGAATTAGCTGATATAAAATTAAAGTCAGTATTTACTGGTGAAACTGAAACATTAAAAGATTTAGGTATTGTCATGACACAAACAAACTTACAATCATATGCTTTAAGCCAAGGAATCAGTAAGAATGTAAGCGATATGTCACAAGCTGAATTAACTACTTTGAGATACAATTTTGTATTGAATCAATTATCAATGGCTCAAGGGGACTTTGCTAAAACAAGTGGAACATGGGCCAATCAAGTCCGTATTTTACAAGAACAATTTAAACAATTACTAGGAATTATTGGTAACGGATTAATTGCAGCTTTAACTCCAGTAATTCAAGTGATCAATATGATTATTGGAAAGCTCATTACATTAGCAAATGTAATCGCAGGAGTTTTTGGTAAATTATTTGGTAAAAAGAGTGGAGCTAAACAAGCAAGTGCTGGATTTACTGCTGCAGGTGATTCAGCTAAAAAAGCTACAGCTTCAACTGGTGGTTTAAATAAGTCATTGAAAGGTACTGAGGGTCAAGCCAAGAAAACGGCAAAGGCCTTAGGTTCTTTAGCATCCTTTGATGAAATCAACACAATCAGCGCAAGTGATTCATCAGGCTCAGGTGGTTCAGGTGGAAGCGGAGCTGGTGGAGCTGGTGGCGGAGGCTATGATATTGGCTCTATTGATTGGGATAACGCTTTTGGAGAACCCGATACAAGTGGTGTTGATAAAGCAGTAGATAAAGTACTCAAGAAATTGAATTCAATTAAAGATTGGCTTAAACAAAATAAACCAATCATTCTTTCATTAATTGCAGGTATTGTTGCAGGCTTTTTAGCTTTTGAAACAATAAAAAATTGGGAAAACATTACACTTGCAATCAGCACAATCAAATTAGCACTAAAAGAATTATTAGAGACATTTATTGCTTTATACAATTATCCAAACCTTGTTTCTTTAGCATTTACTGGTATGAGCGCGACGATGTTAGTAGTTGTTGCTCTAATAGCCTCTGTTACTGCATCTCTTGTGTATTTATATCAAACAAGTGATAGTTTTAGACAATTAGTAAATGATTCTATTAGTGAATTAACAGGTATATTAGATAATTTTTATAAAAGTATTTTAGTGCCAATTTTTAATTTTCTATTAGATCTATTCAATACAATTATTGTACCGATAGCAACATTCCTTGCTAAAACATTTGTCAAAGCAGTAGAAGCAGTATTTACGATTGCCTTATCACTTTGGAAAAATGTACTAGCTCCATTAGCAAACTTCCTAGTAAGCGTATTATCAATTGCATTATCAGGAATATTAGAAGTATGGAATACATGGAAACCAGGTATCCAAGCTATAGGTGATGCTATTAATTGGGTATGGGATAATGTGTTATCACCATTAGTTGATTTTATCGTTGGATCGTTCAGTGATACATTCAAATCATGGGGAGATTTAATCAATGAATTAATTCCTAATGTTATTGAAATGTTCCAAGGCTTAACTGATTTCTTTGTTGGTGTGTTCACTGGTGACGAAAAACGTTGTTGGGAAGGCATTAGAAAAATCTTTGAAGGATTTGCTAATTTCTTAAAAGTAGGTTTTACGAATGATTGGACAAAAGCATTCGGCTTATTAGGTGTACCTCTTAATGCATTTTGCTCTACAGTAACAGCTATCTGGAACACAATAAAAGGTGTGTTAAGTGGTATCATTGACTTTGTTGGTGGAGTTTTTACTGGAAACTGGGCAAGAGCATGGAATGGTGTTAAGAATATCTTTAGCAATATAGTTAGTGGTTTTGCTGGAATATTTAAAGCGCCTATTAATGCAATCATTAGTGGAATCAACAGTTTTATCGGTGGATTAAATAAAATTAAAATTCCTAATTGGGTTCCAGGTATCGGTGGAAAAGGATTTAATATTTCAAAAATTCCAAAATTGGCTGAAGGTGCAGTTGTTTCAAAAGCAACTCCTGCAATCTTTGGGGAAGCAGGAACTGAAGCAGTTATCCCTCTACAAAGAAATACTAGAGGTTTAGACTTAATTGCTCAAAAGATTTTTGAAAGATTGCCACAAGTTGATAATGGTAATGGAGGAACGTATGTTATCAATTTAGTTTTAGAAAATGGTAAAGTTTTAACTAGAATGGTGATTGATAATATCAAAGAATATGAAGCACAAACTGGTAAGCCAGTATTTGATTATTAAGGAGGTGTAGGAAAATGGCTGATGAAGCTAAAATAAAAGCAAATGGTGTATTATTACCTACACCTTCTGATATCAGTGTTGAAATACAGGATTTGGATGGAGATAGTGTAAGACCTATTGCTACAGGTGTTTTAAGAAGAAATAGAATTAGATCCAATATGTTAAAAGTAACATTGACATGGAATTTAAAGACATTTGTTGATGTCGTGAGTATTTTAAATGCTGTTACTCCTACTGAATTCAATGTTGAGTTGTATATTCCTGATCATGGAATTAGGGGCACGAAGAAGATGTATGCCGGAAATAAAAAATATAATTATATAAGAACAAAGACGGGATTAAAAGTTCAGTCTTTTTCTTTTGCTTTGATTGAGGTGTAGAAAATGCTTATAAAATATGGAGATTTAGATGTAACACATAGACTTATAGAGTATAAATCATCAGTTGTTTTTGCTAATGGCTATATCATTGGGAATGTACCTACTATGCAATTAAACCTTAAATTTGATAACTATGATGGTATTCTTGATGATTTGGATATAACCAAATATTGGGAAGTACAAGAAAATGAAAATTGTGAAGTAAGATATTTTAAGGTTTACGACCAACCCGAAAAATATACAAAGTCATTAAGCTTAAAATTATATGATAACAATTATGAATTGGATGTTCCATATACAACTCAATTATCTTATCCAGTAACGATTAAAGACCAGTTAGATGAAATAGAAACGCTGACTGGTCTTTCTATTGTAAGAACCAATATTCCTGCGTATATCTTAGAAAAAGAAGTTTCCTGGTACGATAACACCATTGTTATTAGAAACTACTTAGGATGGATTGCTGAGCTTTTTGGAGCAAATGTATTTGCAAGCGGTAAAGGCTCATTTGAATTTGTTCAAGTGACTAAGGATGCGTTTGCTAAAACTGATACGTTAACAAACTATGAAAAAAATGAATTGTACTGCGTGTCTAGAATTTATTATGAAAATGGGTTAAATCCATTAGAAAAAGGAGATACAACGGGTAATACCATATTTCTAGATTCTAACAATTTATACTTAACAGATGAACAAAATTTGATTGATAAACTATATGATCAATTAAATGGATTAACATTTTATTCAACAAAAAGCATATCAATGATTTCAATAGATAACTTGTTACCAGGATGTTTAGTAAATTATAATGATGAATTCAATTTTATGGTTACTGATTTGTCTATCACATATAAAGGTGGAGAATTTTCTATAAGTGAAGTTGATGGAAATACTCCAACAAAAAACGAAGAACGTGTTATTAAAAAAATTACCAATTCAACAAGAATTAGAAAATTACAGATAACTCAAGACCAAGAAAAATTAAAATTAGATATCGTTGCTAAAGAGCAGGAAGATCTAAATACTAAAATGGGTGAATTATCATTATCAAATGAAGAAATCAAAACAAAGATTAATGAAATAGAATCCAAAATAGATGATTTGGATGTTTCATTGATTACTGTTAATCTTGTACCTAGTGCAACTATACTTAATAGTTATAATCAAAGTATTAAAATTGCATGTCATGTTATGAATTCTAATGAAGATGTTACTGAAAATTATAATGATCTAAGTTTTCAATGGTATTTAAATGATAAAAAATACAAAACAGGTAAATTTATCACATTAACTCCTGATGATATTAATATGTCAGTTAATGTTAAGTGCGTATTTACATTGGACAATATTCAATTTGATACAGGATACACAACAATAGTTGATGAAAGTGATGCAGTTCATTTAGGAAATAGTTTTCTAGACGTTACTAATACTACATTAACTCAAAAATTAAATGATAATGGAACTTACATTCCTGATTGGACCATTACACCAACAATCATTACACCTTGTATTATGGACGGTAATGTAATTATAGAATTAAGTAATTGTACGATTGGTTATAAAAAAATAATCAATAGTAAGGAAGTCGACATAGACAGTAGTTATGAGATCGTAAAAGATGGTATTTTATCAGTTAATAAAAATATCATGACCAACAAAACACCTAATGTGACTTATATATGTGACGTATCATATAGAAGTACCTCAATTAGAATGTATGTAGCTTTTTCGTTGGCTGAACAAGGTGTAGGAATTAGAAATATCACAACCTATTATTTAGCAACGAATAAAAGCAAAGATGTAAGAGTGGATAGTGAAGGTTGGACTACTTCAATTCAAGCTATAAGCTCAAACAATAAATATCTATGGACTTATTCGGTAACAAATTATACTGACGGTTCATCAAAAACAAGCGAACCACTTATTATGGGAAGCTATGGTGATGATGCAATAACTCTATATATTGAATCATCAAATGGAAATACATTTAAAAACAGTGATATTGCAACTATATTGACTGTTCATATTTATATTGGAGCCGAAAGAATTGAATCGGCTGAACAATTAGAAAAAAGATTTGGTAAAAGCGCTTATTTACAATGGAGCGTAAAAAAACTAGGAGAAAAGGAATTTTCACCTATAGAGCTTGATGATTCAAGATTAAATGACAAAGGATTTATTTTTACTATAAGTCCGCAAGATATTAATAAAAAAGCAGTTTTCAACTGTGAGTTAAATTTGGAGGAATAGAAATGGCAATTAAAGCTAGTAATCAAGTAGATTTATTAGATATGACGGATGGATATACCGTCATATTAACAAATGATAACTATACATTTTTAGGAACTACTACTGCTGTTAATGGAACTCAAACAACAAGCACACAAGTAATGGCTTTGCAAGGTTCTGAAACAGTCCCCGCTAAAATAGGTACAATTACATGCCCAACAGGTATTAGTGCTGTTAGTGATGGAAAGACTCCAATGCCTACTATCACAATTACTGCAACCAGTGCATTAACAAAAACAGGTAGTTTCACTATACCAGTAACTGTTAATGAGGGAACGGTAAATGAAGTAACTATTAACAAAGTATTTTCTTATTCTATTGCTTTTAAAGGAAATCAAGGAATTCAAGGTACAAGTGTTAAAATCTCATCTAAATCAATTCAATATGTCGGTTCTTCAAGTGGTACAACAACACCAACTAGTGGATGGCAAGATACTATTCCATCAGTTAGCGCAGGAAACTACTTATGGACAAAAACAACAGTAACTTATAGTGATGGTACTTCTACAGTATCTTATTCAGTCGCTAGACAAGGTGCTAATGGTTCATCACCTACAGTATCTAAAACAGTTACTGAATACGTTCAATCAACAAGTGGAACAACAACACCAACTAGTGGATGGTCTACAACTCCACCAACAGCAACTGCTGGGCAATATATTTGGACAAGAGTAACAGTGACTTACAGCGACAGTAAGACAGCTGTTAGCTATACTGTATCTAAAAATGGTGCTAACGGGGCAAAAGGTGATAAAGGAGATAAAGGGGAAACAGGTGCTAAAGGTGATGATGCAATCTATATGAATATTACTTCGTCTAATGGAAATGTATTTAAGAATACTGCAATCGCCACAACTTTAACGGCTCATGTGTATAAAGGTGCTACAGAATTAACTAGCGCTGCTATTACAGCATTAGGAACTATTAAATGGTACAAAGATGCTGGTACAACTGCCGTTGGAACTGGTCAAACATTCACGGTTAGTGCAGGGGATGTAACAAACAAAGCAACATATACTGCACAATTAGAGGGATAATATATGGCAGTTAAATCTAGTGCAATTCTGACTTTGATTAGAATTGATGATGGAGAAGATGCAAGTATTAGAAGTGCAACTGCACCCAGTGATCATACAAAGTTGTGGTTTGATACAACTACACAAACTTTAAAAAGATATGACAGTTCAAGTGGTACTTGGGAGATTGTTAACGATTATGCTGATGATATGAACAATATGAGACAAGAAATATCAGTTGAATATAATTCAGCGATAACTCAATTAAAAAACTCATTAACATCATTAGTAGAAGAACTGCAAACAACAACTACTAATAATACAACATCTATCAATAGTCTTAGTTCTCAAATTATTCAAAATGCCAGTTCAATTCAGTTAGTTACTAATAATATTAATTCTATTACTGATAAGCTAACAGGAGTTGCTACTAAAGAAGAAATTTCTCAATGGGCAAAATTTGAAAGTGGAGTATTAAAATTAGGATCTAGTAATAGTCCATTTGATGTAAGGCTATCTAATACTGAACTTGGCTTTTATGAAAATGATAAAAGAATAGCTTATCTTTCAAATCAGCAATTAAACATTTCTAAAGCAGTTGTAATGAAACAAATCAATCTAGGTACTTTTCAAATTATTTATGATGAAGATTTAGGATTGTTAATTTTGTAGGAGGTAATATATGGCAACATTTGGAACCACTAATAAATATATAAATTACAGTGTTAATTCGCAAGAATTGTCATATGACATCAATTCTAATACATCAGTTGTTCGTGTTTGGATTGATGTATGGCGTACAAATACAGGATATACAACATATGGTAATGGTACAGTATATGCTCGTATAAATGGAACAGTATATAGTGTTGGAATAGGTACTGGCCAAAAAATTACTTCCAGTGCAATTCGATTAGGAACTTGGGATGTAACTGTAGGACATAATAGTGATGGTTCAAAGTCAATCGGTGTAAGTGGTTGGATCAGTCATGATAGATTCAGTTCAAGTGAAAATGGATATACACATACATTAACCACTATTCCTCGACAAGCCAATATAATCGATTCACCAACAACTTTCAAAGATACTGATAATCCTTGGTTCAAATACAGTAATCCAGGTAATTTCAATATGGAATGTTGGCTAGAGCCTAATCCTAATGGAGAACATTATGCTAAAAGGACATTAAGTGGTACGAGTGGTACGTTTACATGGGAACTTACTAATGATGAAAGAAAACAGTTAAGAGAAGCATGTAAAGGAAAAACATGTACTATTCGTATAGGACTATATTCAAATAACTGTTCCTGGGCAAGTTATCACGATAGAACATATCAGATGACAAATGCTGAACCAACTATAAATAGTGTTGTAACAAGTATTATTGATCCCTTTGGAAGTCTATGTTTACAAAATAGATCCAATATTAAATTTACTATTTCAGCAACAGCTAAATATGGAGCAACAATTACCAATTATGCGGTTAGTGGCAATAACTTTAGCTATGCAGGAAGTAAAAATACGTGTCAAACTTCAAATATCAGGGATAGTGGAAGCTTAAAATATACAGTCACAGTTACTGACAGTAGAGGGTTTACAGCTTCTACAACAAAAACAATCAATGTTACTGGGTATTCCTATCCAACTATTTCTATGGAGGCATTCAGAAGTAATTCAAGTGGTACAAAGGATGTATCCGGTGGCACATATATTTGTGTCAAACCAGTATTTACGTATTCAGCAATAACTGGCAATTCAATAGCAAGCAAAGCTATTAAAATAAATAACATTTCTAAAAGTACAAGCTTTTCAAGTGAAGGAAATTATGTATTTAGTGGATACTCGTTAAACGAAACATATGATGTTATATGTACTATAACTGATACTGTAGGCAATAGCGCAAGTATCACAGCAACAATCACAGTTGCTAAAATACCTTTTAATATTTCCAAAAACAAAAGCGCTTTAGGTTTAGGAACTGTAGCTAAATATGATGGTTTCATCAATATAGGGTATGGATTTTGTAATACTGATGGAGAACAGTTGTATATGTTTGGAGTAACTGATAATTATGATGATTAGGAGGAAAAAAATTATGTATAAAATCAAAAAAGACTTCGGGGGTGCGATATTTACTATTAGATATTGCATTTCCAAAGAAGAAAGAAGGTGCGCTAATTTAATTAGTGGGCCAAGTGGTGATTGTGTATGAAATTTCACCAAAGAATATGTTCTTGAGAAAAAAGGATGTTTATTTTAAGTATTCTACTGAAGAACAGTTTACGGGTGAATATTGGATTGATGGTAAAAAAATATATACAAAAGTTATAAAAGCAACAGGGGTACTATCTAAAGCTGAAACGTCAAATATCAAGCATGATATCATTAATTTAAGTGAATTTGTTGATTATGATGTATTTGTTCAAGGAGACGATGGTCTTTATAGATTGCCAGTTGTTTA